ATGACGAAATTCTCAGAAGAACTCAAACGCGGATACCGGAACGGATACCAGATGAAATTATGGAAAGGACTTGCTATTTATCCAAAAATTCTTGAGGAGAAGCGAGTCAATGAATTCACTTCTGAAGAAAAAAAAGACCTTACCAGGAAAGGATTCCGCTGGAGGGTGTATTTCTCTTTTTATAATCCCGATGCCGGTAAAGATGGTGCTTTTGAAAAGCATGTAGTTCCAACTTATGGAATAAATAAGGAGTTCGACAAGTTCGAAGACAGGTACCGAGAGATCCACCGCCTCCTTAAAGCTACTGAGCAGATGCTGAAGGATGGACACAATCCCAATGATGTGACCATAATTGATGATGAAGTGGTGACCATTGGAAAAGCTATTGATTTTGCCCTGGACAACAAGAAACTCAAAGTCGGCGCTGACACCTATAAGGATTATTCCATGCGAGCCCGACAATTAAAAGCTTTCCTCAAGAAAAAGGGAGTGCTGAATAGGGACACTCACACCTTCAACTATAAAGTTGTCCGGGAATTCCTGAAAGAAGTAGCAAGAACCTCCTCAATGGCTAACAGGAATAATGTACTTCGTGTGGTCAAAGCTCTATTTTCCGAGATGTACAAGAATGACCTGATTCCTCAGAACCATGTGGCCAAGATTGATATTGAGAAGGTGAAATCGGAGCGGTTCAAAAGCTATTCCCATAAGGAAGCCATGGATATCGTGGAACATTTTGAGAAGAATGATCCTTACCTGGCGCTCTTCTTAAAATTTGTTGGTTACAATTTCCTGAGACTTGTCGAAGTTGCAAGATTAAAGAACCGGGACATCAACCTGGAGGAGAAAACCCTTTCTGTATTTGTGAAGCAGGGGACATATAAGACTAAGCGGATCCCGGATGATATTGTTGAGGAATTGTCAAAATATGACTTGTCAAAAAAAGACAACTTACTTTTTGGTCAGGACCAGATCAGTGGGAAATGGGACATTCCTGCCAGCTCAAGAAGAGCAGCAATTTCAAAAAGGATCACCCGGGTACTCCGGAAGCTAGGATTTGATAAAGGATATGTTCCTTACAGCTTCAGGCATACTTTTGCCACTATTGGTTACAGGAACTTAAGAAAACGAATGAGTAAGGACAATGCCCTTGATACTTTGATGGGATATACTGGCCATAGCACAAGGCAGGCGCTTCTAAAATACATTCACTACATTGATGCTGAGATTGTGGAGGAATATAAAAGTGTTGTAGAGTAGCTCGTTACCTTTTAATTAAATTGATCTTATGGATTCATCACGGAAAGAAAAATTGAGATTAGAGACAGCAGAAGCTTATAAGGCGGTTGGTGAATTTGTAGTTCAATTTGAGCATCTTTCCTATGCCATGAAAAATAAAATAAGACACATCATTGGCATGAGTAAGGCTATTGATGTTCTTTTAGAGCCATACACCTTTAGGCAAACAATTGACGTATTGAAGAAGTTGATTTCATTAAGGACTGAGACTTGGAAAAAAGATCATCCGGATATTGAGTTATACAAGCTTCTTATGAAAGATCTCAATAAACTAAATAATGACCGAAATACTACGATCCATTCCATGTGGTACATTGGATGGTCTGGAGATAAAACTGAAACCACTTCAGAATTTTATGGTCATAAATTTAATGGATCAATTAAAAATTCATCTACTAAAGAAATCCGATACCTAACTGAAAAATGTAAAAATCTTCACAGTGTTTTTTGGACTTTATGGTCTGTTGATGATCCCAGAATAAAAAGAGATTTCATGTTTGCCGATATCTACAGTCGTTCGGAGAATGGTTTCTGGTCTAGAAAAAACATAAAATGAGCGATCATGGAATTTATAAAGATGGTCACTTCATGATCGTCTGTGGCAGCAAAGAGAAAGCTATAGAGATGCTGGAGAATTATCCAGGAGGAGAAGTATATCCAGTTGAACAAGTGAATGGGAAGTGGGTTAAAAAGGAATAGCACCGGCTTTCACATCTTCTTTCTTCCTGGCTTCACTTTTTAGGGATTATCCCAAAACTATTTTCTTTATCAAAGCAAAAGGAACTGCCGAAGGTAAAGCGGGTGCTATTTAACTGAAGCGAAAAAGAACCCTATCAAAAAGGCTCCGGCTCCAATTCCTATTTTCTCCCAAACGGTATTTTTTGGCTTCTTTGCTTTCTCAGCTTCAAATTGAGTATGAAGTAAATTGTAGTTTTTCTCCCAAAGATCATTTTGTTGCTCGGATGCTTTAACTTGGTCCTCGAGATCTGCCACCTGAAGCTGAAATTCAGCAATAGCAATTCCTTGCTGCCTAACAGCTACCTCCAAGACCTGAACCCGTTGGGCGTTCTTAATTGCTTCCTTGGCCTGCTCCGGAGTGATCAGGATAGTACCTTGAGAATAACTGATTGATGCTATCAGCATCACGCATATTATCAACAGCTTTTTCATTTGGAGTTTTTTTAAGTATCTGGTCAACATAAGTGAGAATGTCTTCGATCTTTTGATCCCGCTTTTCAATAGCCTTGACTCTTTCTTTTTTCTGTACTTTCAAACTATCTATGAGATCAAAATTCTTTTGAAGAAAATCCTCATTGTTTTTCTCAAGAATTTCCACGGAAGCTTCCAAAGCAGTATTCCTTTCTTGTTCCTGGATCAACCTGTAGGTTGATAATCCGGTTGAAGTCAAAAGAATTAGCACTGCTACAATTAAATAATGTTGAAAAGTAAGTTTCATATTTCACTTTTATTATCTGCTGCTGCACCGATATTCTTCATTATCGGCTTTTTTTGTAGGAAAACTTAAGGATTAAAAAAAGTACTCCTACTGCAATAGCTGAGATTCCTATCCCTACTATTATTCCTGCTTCGAATTCCATTGTATGGCATATCCATTAATAATCTCCAGTTCAAATTTCTTTGGAAGGAGATCCAGCAGTTTCTTCATCTGGTCACCGCTGGCCGTTACATCGACATACCCATCCTGATTAATATCAGAAAGATCTATACCTGGAAGAATACAACCAAGCGTGTTGCTGTGGTAGTTTCCTTTATGGATCAGGATCTCACTTCTCCCGGGCACATCAAGAACCCAGAAGCAGTTTCCAAAGGTTCGGGATCTGTGTTTGATCACTTGGTATTTACCGACAGGAATGCAGCTCACCCTTCTTTTATTTTCCTTCCAGGGTAGTTCCAGTACTGGACAATCATGAGTGGAGAAATCTTCTTCATCCAAAACAAACATCCTTCCGATTGTCTGCTTTGTATCATCTGTCATGCGTTCGATCAGGAGTCTCATAGGCTGGTAATCTTTTGCATGATCTTCTCATCTATCTTCTTGATCACCCGGTCCAGGAACTCATAATGCGGAGGCTTGGTACCATACCTTCTCTTGTGGTTTTCTCCAATTGAATGCAGGTCGAACAAACAAACCATGATCATCAATCCCACAATGCCATACAAAAAAGCGCTGTAGAAGAAATCATTATCTATAAAAGCAAAGAGGAGACAGAACATGATGAGGAACATCAGCACCAGGAGAACTCCGAATAATTTCCAGAAGCTGGACCATAATTTATCCGATTTGATATATCCCGGAGCTCCTTTGGCTTCAAATTTTGAAGCTCTAAGACCCGTTATAAAATCAGTTCCGAAGATCACCAGGTAACACAAAAGACCTACACCTGCAGAAAGAACCGGAATAGCAAGATCCTTGTGAGTTGTATTTGCCATGATCTTGTCAATGAGTTCAGGGAAAACAGGACTAACAGTCACAGCCGGAACAATGAGAGCTCCATTATGAAAGGTGAAGGTTTTTTTGATAAAGCCAAGAGCTATGGCTGCGACTTGGGAAGTAGGTATCATTTAAGAGGGGCTTTACGAAATTATCAATAAAGAAAAGCGAACAGGAGTCCAATGATCGTAAACATGATCACAGTAAACGCTACTGCTAATTCAGAAAAGGTGAATACCTTTTTCCAGTTGTAAAAATTTGGAAAATGCTTTTTCATTAGAATTGTTTTTAATGATTATTGTTTCGTTTTACTATCCTTGGAAAGCTTAAAACCCATAGTGATCAATCCCACGGCTACCATTCCAGCAAAATGGCTGACCTGGTCTAAGGTTGCTTTGTCAAAATATACCAGGACAAGTGCGATCAAGATGAAAGCAAACCCGGCATAGGCTACTAAATCAGTTCTCCAGTTTTTCATTAATATTCTTTTATTATCTGTTCAGGGGTGTTCCCCTCATTTATTATTTCTGTGGTGTTTCCTAATTTTAAAATGTATTGACCTCCTGAGAAATTATTGTTTCTTACTATTATTTCCCCGGTGCAGTCTTCAAGGTGAACGCTCCTCAAACTTTGTTTGCTGCTCACATTGTCCTCGTTATGCTCAATGGTGATATTCTCGATCCCGATAAACTTAATAGCAGCCTGTGGGCTTCCAAACCAATCCGTTCTTTTATTATAGCCTATGTAGTAATTTTTCCTATTGGAAGGGTTTACTTTATTGGAATCGTAGGCTATCAAAGCTCCTCCTGAATATTCGTTGTGATGGAAACTGATATTTGAAACATTTCCTTTCCCTCCCATAGCCAAAGGCACTTGTACGGCATGGAGTTTATTATCGTATATCTCCACGTTATCTACAAAGCCATTATTAAAAGGCTCTAAATCTATTGAAGCTCTCCTGCCTTTGTGAATTACATTCCCGTAAATTTTAAGGTTTCGTGCTTGTGCTGCTCCTATTCCCTGCCTCCCTACATATTCGATATAGTTGTTTCTGACTATGATATTCTCTGAAGGGTCAAGGGCAGAATTTCCAATATAGATCCCATCACCCCAAACTCCTGAAACCTCGATATTTTCAATGATCCCGTTTTTAGAAGCTCTAACATCAATAGCGTGTTCTGCTTCCCAGGGGGCGTGATATGCGTTTGCACCGTTAATACTTCCTTTGTCCTTACCACCTTTCCAAAAGTCAGGAGTAAATTCAGGAGTAGTTCCTATTAAAGTGCCCTCAATAGTATCTGATCCTTCAATCCGTATATCCTTAACCACAAAATCAGAACAGCCTATAATCCAGATATGCCGCCTGTTGGATTGCTCGTTGCGGTCTATTTTAGACTCAAAGGGTACTGCGGGGGCTTTAGTGTAAAGGGTGGTTTTGTCATCTCCAGAAGGACCTCGGATAATGATATAGTGTTTATTTTCTATCCTTATAATCCCCTTGTTCCCTCTTGGGTTGTTTTCCAGATCTCCTTCAGTCCAGAATCTACCTGAAGGTAGTTGAATCACATTCCAAGCATCGGTAGTTCCACTTGGGATTTTATCTATTTGCTGTTGAAGGGAAACAGTTTGATCTCCTACCTCTGAAAGTTTGATTTTATAAACCTTGCCAATGGTGTCCTTTGGTTTAGTGGGAATAGTGTCTATAGGTTTTTCAGGAATAACCAAAGTATCTGAAGCATCTGCAGTATCTACAGGTATTTCAATTACAGGGTCGGTAGGTTGTGGTAAGTCTACATCTGTATTTTGTAAGCCAATCCATCCACCTACAAATAAGGCAATAGCTAAACCAATCTTCTTTAAGTGCTTTTTGAACATATATCCTAATGCTATAATTGTGAGTATTCCTAAAATCCAGTATATCATTTCTTTACTTTAAATCTTCTCAGCCAAGAGAAAGTTAATACTATTACTAAACCGATTATGTAAATGGATGGTGTCATATATATTGCTGCAGGTTTCTTAGATCGTATTTCGCGTGATACAGGCTCGTTTTTGGATTAGTAACATAAATTTGCGCTATATTGGAATCATCCCAAACCCTTACGCTGTGCCTTAGATTTTCAGCACCACCGTTTAGAATAGCCTGTTGGGTTAAAGTGCCTCCAAGTTTAGATGCTTTTGCCAATATCAATTTTTTATCCGCATCAAAAATGGCGCTATCTGCTTCCGGGTGAATTGTCCCTATCCACCACCATTGATTGTATTTTTCAAAGTATTGCCCGTCTGAAAGTTGAGCAAAGTAACCCGTTTCCGTTCCTGTGATTACATCAATAACCTCGTGCCTTGTATAAGTATAACCCCCGTCTGTAGAAATAGAAGTTTCCCAGGGTTGCGGTAATCCTCCTTTGGTGATGTGCGTCCCTATAATATCATTGGTTCTTTGATAAGGATGGAAATAACCTGTATGGTCATTAGTTCCCACAATCCCTAAAGGTCTCCCTTCATCCGTCCATGTGTTTAAATGGAGTAGGTTCCCTCCCGGTGAAGTGACAAGCCTGGTTTGTTGTTTTCCGTTGTTTCCTGTTTCTGAAGTATCGGTGTGATAATAGAGAAATAAGGTGTTTCCTAACTGTAAAAGAATAGGAGTTTCAGCCTGGTTACCGTCTAAAATCAAACCACCTTCCTCAAAATCGCTCAGGTCTAAATTGTTTCCTTTACCCCAATACAATCCCCCCGGCGGTGGGTTTCCGCTGTCGTGATCTCTTGAATATAGAAAGAAAAAATCTTTATCATTTACAACTGCTGAATAATTTGCGGTTCTGTAAGGTCTGAAGAAATAAAAACTATTGGTAGCAAGGTTTGAAGCGTTCAGCCTTAAAGAATAATCGTATATATCTGGAGAAACAGGGTCAGGAGTGGAATTAACCACACCTGAAGCTCCCATCAAGGCTGAAAAAAAATGATTCATTTAAGAATGGTTTGCGGTTATAGCTGATTCAATACCTGCTTTATCTGTAGTTTTGTTTTCAGCATAGTGGATCACCTCACTTATGTAAGCGTTGGTATCTGTAGGGGTGATCCCATTTCCTCTGCCTCCAATCTCCCATCTGTCTGAAGCAACTTTAGAGCCTGAAATCGACACACTTCCATTGCCATTTCCGTTCATAAATGATTCTACTGAAGTACCTGTATTAATAGCTGTTATTTGTACAGGGCTTCCTATGTAAGAAGCTGAAACAGGAGAGGTGTCAGTTATAACTGTACCATCTGTCTGAAAAGCTATTGTTTCTCCTGAATTGGCACCTACTGAAACTTTAAGGTTTTGTGAAACTCTTTGCGAAGCATCCTGGGAGAACATATAGTTATTACCTTGTGCGTTGAATTGCCCAAAACCAAATGAACTCCATGAGCCGTCAACGTTATTCACCAACTGTCCTATTTCTGATCTGAGGTATTTTTGATTAAAGTAAACTGTAGGCTTTCCGTTTAGGACGTAAATTGTTCCTGCGTTTACAATTTTAGGCTGACTTGCTTCAGGATTACTTACATTTCTTGCGGAGGTGCTTTGGTCATACCATACAGATATAAAACCATCCCCTGCACCTACAAAGTTTAAAAGGGCTGTTTGGTCTAACCTATTATCTGCATTAAACCCAATATCCTGCTCTGTATTATCGCTTGATCTTCTAACTCTAATAGCACTACCTGTATAAGCCGATCTTAGTTTATTAAGTGAATACCCTAAAACTGCACCCGTAAAATCATCGAGTGTGAAGGTTGCTTGGGCTGAGGCAGCCGCATTAGTAGATACACTTAAAGCGGTACTTTGAGCAGATTCATTCCCTGCTGCATCAATTGCAGCCACCGTAAAAGAATAAGCCGTTGAAGCAGTAAGTCCGGTAATTTGGGCTGTCGTTCCACCCACTTCTTTCTCATAAACCCCGTTCTTATAAACTGCATAGCCTGTCACACCAACAGCATCAGTTGAAGCATTCCAAGAAAGATTCACGGAAGTGTCTGTCTTTGAAGTAGAAGTTAATCCTGTAGGAACCGATGGCGCTGTAGTGTCTCCCGTTGGTGCTCCTGAAATAGAATATACTCTGTTTACTCCACGGATATCATCATCTGCCAAGTATGCTATTGATAATTCATTGAAGATGTCAGCTGATGAGCTTTTGGCATCACCGGAAACTTTCCAGGTTGATGGCCATGATCCGGTAAGAGATCCTTTTATTCTTACAGTAGCATAACTTCCAGCAACTTTAGAAGCTGACAAAGCAAGACTTACTGCAGATCCTGTAAGGTAATCGTTGTACTTTGTAGTGGATCCTGTTCCAACATTCAGAGTGCCGGTGAAATCTCCACCCGGTTCTAATCCTCCTCCTGAAGATTCAGCTTTGGAAAAAAGAACATCAGTGAGTGCATTGATCAGGTTGTTTGCGCTGGTGTGAACTGTTCCACCAACTTGAACCTGATTAAAGTGAGTTGTGGCTACAAGTTCCAGACGAGTATCGTAAACACTTACGATTCGAATATAATTGTCCCCAACCTTTAGAGCGATGAAAGATTTATTGTACTCCAGTCCATTTAGGGAGAATTTGCTGGAGCTGATATTTTGAATGGTCGCGATCATTAGTTAATCTTTGAAATATTAAAACCGGACCTCCTTGGAGTGCATCCGGAACTTCTCCACAGTGCATATTCTTTCCTGTTCATGAAAAGAACTACCTCCTCGAAATATGCCGTGGCGGTGTTTTGATTTTGAGTGTAAAGGGTTCGTTTGTGAGCGTCACCAACCGGCTTGGAATCCTGATTGGATTTCTCAACGAAGCCGAAAGCAGTATCTGTGTAGCTGCCAAACATCACATACCTGGCATAAGCGAAAATAGATAGTACTTTCTTCAGCCCGGGATGATCATAAGTTTCTCCATTGTACGTGTACTCACCACCATCTAAGAGCAGTGCGTGATCTAATGGAGCTTTACTGATGGCATTGTATAGCCTTTCTCCTAGAAGTGGCTTCAGGTCCAATCGTTGAGCATCTTCAATGTAAGGTCCGATCTTGTCTTCCCTTACAGATTTAGAGATCTCCCTATGCTTGGCTATTTCAGTCCTGTCGATCAACATCGTTGTTTTCTTCTTTAGGTGTTCCCAACATTTCAGCAGCTTTTTCCGCCGTGATGCCGTAAATTTCTTCGATGATTGCTATTGCAGCACTCCTTTCGGTAGTTCCTGCAGCAACACTTTGTTGGATTTGAAGTAAGGCAGTAACACCACCAACAGATCCTTTAAGAATGGCCTGAGCTTCTTTCTTGGCTGCATCCGGATCTTTCTCCAATTCCTCAGCTTTCGTTTCAACTTCGATGAGCGGAACTATCTTCAGGTTCTCAACCGGCTCCTGGAACTTCTTCATGAGCTTATTTACGATCTCCTCAACCTTGCTTCTTTCGTCAAAGGTTTGATCCTGATAAAAGATTTTCATTTGCTGGATAGCTTCACCACTTTGTCCGAATAGAGCTCCATCTTTGGAACGAATAAGAGCGGCCGGTACATTGTTGAAGCACATCCTGATGTTATCACTCACACTGGTTTCAGTATGTGCGAAAATCTTATCATCGATGTTGCTTTCGATATTCTTGAAAAGGATTTCCTTCTCAATCTTATCACCTTCAAATTCCATCTCCAGGTGAAGTACACCGTCAGCATTTTCAGCACCGATGAACTTCTGAATGGTCTCACGGAATTTGTCCCGGGCATCCTCTTGTTCTTTGAATTCGTCTGGATCTACATCCTTCAGTGAACCATCCACTAGCGGCTTGGTAACAACCAATGTTTTCCCGAAGAATCCTTTTCTTAAAGAGGTGTTTTTATATTTGGAAACTTGCTTTTCAGAATCTGCATCTTCCAAACATGGATGAATAGGAGAAAGAGGGTAAGTCTTTTTACCATACTTGAAATAGAAGATCTGGCCATTGTACCTTTCCAGGCTTTTGGCTCTCCTGATCTGAGTCTTGAGAACCTTTTTATCTGGATTGTAAACATCAACCACCTTGGCGGCCTTTGCTTTTTTGATATCCGTCCAGTTTTCAGAGACCAGGATCTTTCCGTTGTACTTATTATCATCCTGCTTTCCTAATCTACAGTCAGAGAATGGTAGTACATCGAAATCTTTATGGTCAAGGTTCCCGTCGTAGTTCACGTGAATGAATACGCCCCGGTGATTAGCAATGGAATCTGCTATTTCCTGAGCAAATTGAAGAAGAGTAGTGCCTTTTTCTTTGTGAACGATGAGCTTGTTAGGATCATCACCAAAGCCTTTCCCGGAAATGTAAGAGGCCATCAGGTTTGCTGAAAGCGTTGCAGTCACAGAATTCTCGATAAGGGCTTCTACAAGATCGGGGTAGTTATTGTCTACCCCGTTCCTGTGAATTTTTAGTGTCTTATCGTATTTGGCTTCCTTTGATTTGAAGATCTCAAGAAAAGCGGCACCTAAATTCTTCATTCAGTTACTCTTTCACTTCAAGATTTGCAATTTCCTTTTGCTCGATAGCCTCAGAGATCAGATCCTTGTTGGAATAATCCTTTGGATTAAGCTCAAGAGTCTCAGCTAACTTGTCAAGCTCTGGGCGCTTCATATCTTTCAGCTCCTCAAGGCGAGTTTTCTCTGCAGGCTCATTCCCTTCAGGAATAGTTTCGAAAAGATCTTCCCCTGCAGGGTGATTCTTCAAAAGCTTTTGAGCAAGCTCGTCTGTAAGATTAGCATTGGAAACTTGAACGGGACTTCCAAATTCTAATGGAATACCGTTGTACTTCGCTCTTAGCTTATAACCGGAATTAGTGTCTTTTTTGGACATAGTTGATAAATGTTTGATGAATTTTTGGTAGTAGTCTTCCAGGCATTTGGAACACCCGGCATTGATCATGTCAGGATGGAAAGTGTCCTTGTAATCTTTCAGGAACTGACTCAGATATCGGTTGCCATTCTCATCCTTTCCGGTGAAAATGGCAGCCTTATCTATTTCTCTCCAGTCCATCTAACTAAACTGGTGGCTCAGTCGCGAACTTGTTATTGAACGCGGTCAGAGTAGTGTCGTAGGTAGTCTCAAGAAGAACCTTTGGATCATCTTTCTCAAGCATGTTGTCTTTAGAAGACAGCTCAAGAAGAATAGCACCATCATTCTCTATGGAGTTCTCAGTTTTAGAAGAGAGGTACATTCCTGCATCCCATCCAAGAACCAAGAAAGCGTCCTTAGATTCCGCACCTTTGTACTTCTTGTTCACTACTGCCATGTAGCTTTCACCTTTTCCAAGCTTGTTAGCCTGAAGACGGTTAGCAGCTGAAGGAGTAAGGATCCTTCCCCTGATCACGTGACGTGATTTGTCAGGAGTCTGATCATCACCAGGAACAAACTCGGTATTGTAACCGTTGGTTTGCTTTACACCTTCTAAAAGGAATCCTGTCTTACCTGCTTTCAATACCAGGTCAGTGATCAACAAAGGATTTGTTGGATCAAAGGTGGTGGCAGTCTTATCTACATCCCCATGCGGGATCAGAAGGATATCTGATTCAATCCCTGCAATGGTTAAGTTTTCGCAATCATTGGCTATATCTGCAGCCAGTCTATCTGTATAACATCCCATTTCTGTTTGGTTTTAGGTTAACGGCCGAAGCCGCTAATTAATAAGCGGCAACGGTCATGTAGTCCAACAAGTGCTTCGCATCCAACTTCAAATCGAAGTCGATGTAATTCTTCTTGTCCTTTTTCTCATACCAAGATTCGATGTTGTTCAAATCGGCTTCAGAAAGAGTTCCAACAGGAATGTTCTCTTTTACAGTCAACAGGGCACGGTGAGGAAGGTTCCATTTTGTACCGTTGTCCTGGTAAGATCTGATGTTGTTATCCCAATCGTGACGAACTTTGATAGTGATTCCACGGTAAGAAAGACCGTTTACACCATCTTTGGTTTCAGCTAAAGTGAAAGCAAGAGACTTGTCTTCAAGTTGAGCCTGGAACCTTTGGAAGATCTCACGAGTAACCAAATACTGTGGTTCTGCACCTTCATCCATTGCCTCGAAGAAACGAGCGTCAATAGCATCGTGCATCTTACGGAACAATCCAAGAGCATCATAGTCTGCTGGCAAAGCCTGAGCAGCATATCCGGCACCTGCGTTTTGTGAAATGGCTACATAGTTCTTAGCTGTAGTAGGAACTTCAGCAAGGATTTGCTTCCAAAGACCATCGATCACGTTGAAGTATTTCACATCAACACCATCTTTGATCACACCTCCACCGGTTACATTAAGAGCGGCAGTATCACCAAACCATACAAGACGGTTGTTCATTTTCTTCATTGCCTGCTCCACTTTGGAGATGATCACTCCGAACTCCTCACCACCGATGCGGTCGTAGAAATCAGGATTTACCTTCTGAGCTTTTTTGAAAAGCTTGAAGAGGGCGTTCACGTCAGTAGCACAATGTGCAAGACGGTCACCAATAAGAGCCGGATCCCAGAACTTTTCAGTTAGGGAAATCTGAGCGGGGTTTTCGTTACGGTCACACCCGGTAACTTTTGTACCTACAAGTCCAAGGTTCCCGATGAAAGGAATCTGAGTCTTGTGTTCGATACCTGTCACCACTTCGTGGAATTCCGACAGGTCACCACCGGTGATGGTTCTTTCAAAGATTGCCTGAGAAACGTCTTTGGCTTCTTCGGCATTCATGGTCAAGGCTGCTAAATCTAATATTGCCATTATTCAGTTTTTTGATTGATTGATGAATTATTCTTTTTCCTTCCAGACAGATCGCGACTTGCTACCTTCTTTGAAGTTTTTCTTTTTTGGATCGTGATTAAAGGATGATCCGAAGTCCTTTTTGAAAGCCTTGAATTCCTTCTGGAGATCCTGAATAGCTTTCTCATTTGTCTGAAGTTTCTCCTCAGCTGTTTTCTTTTCAGCTTTGGTAGTCTTAAGTTCTTTCTTAAGGTTTTCAACTTCAGTCTTAAGGTTCTCAACCTCTTCTTCATTGCTGTCTTCGGCTTCTTCCTCTTTCGGCTGGATCTCAGTAAGCTCACCGGCTGTGAAAACATAAGTTTCACCGGAAGGCATTACGTGCTCACCTTCGGCGGCAGCACCGTCGATTGTGGCTTTATCACCAACAGAGGGTGTATCATCTTCGGCGAGATCTGGAAAATCGATCTCATTTCCGTTGGCATCTTGTACCAACTTTGCTTCAGGCTTTTTCCCGCCGCCAAAGAGATTCTTCATCTTCTCTTCAAACTTTGCGAACATACCCTGGGCTTCTTCTTTTGTTAGGCTGTCTTTTGCCATTTGTTTAGAATTAGGATTAGTCTTGGTTTTAAGTAGGGCAACCGCCTTCATGACGGTGGCTATTTCTGTGATGAAACCGTGAGTAAGCGCTTCTTCAGCACTCATGAAGGTTTCTTTTTTCATCATGTCCAGGACAGTCTCTTTATTGAGATTGGTTTTGCTGACGTAGAAATCAGCAATCTTGTCCTCGTTTCGCTTCAGTTCATCGGCATACTTCTGAATTTCCTCACTTTCCCCTGCGGCCATTCCCCAGGGCATGTGGATCATAAAGTCTGCATTGGATGTCATTTTGCGGGTATCACCGGCAAGAGCGATCACTGTTGCAATGGAAGCACATTCTCCTTCAATGATGGTGGTGACTGGCTTACCTTGAGATCTTAGGAAGTCGTGAATGGCAAAACCTTCGGAAACTACTCCACCAGGAGAATGAATATGAACGGTTAAAGACTTGGCATCTTTCTGAGCATCGACTTGTTGTTTTATGGACTTCAAATTGACAAGGCCCCATTCACTGGCATAGTCATCTTGTGACCAGTCAATAATCCCATAGATGTAGATGTGAGCTTCTTCCATGGGATCAAACATAGTAATACATTATATTACTTCGTGTGCAGTCATTTTTGCATATATTTAAGAAATGATAGTTTTTGCAGTTTTAGCGGTCTTGGCATTCGGAATAGCAGCTTACTATTTCCTGAAGGGATTATGGCTATTGATGAAAGCGGTGTATTATCGTTGGTTTGCTCCGGAGCGGAAACTGGATGAAGCTTTTAAAAAAGAAGTTTTGGCCAAGGAGCCGGAATACAAGAAGTTCGAATCGGATTTTGATAAACGAATGGATTCTATTTTAAATAAAAGAACCTTATGATTGTAAGGGTAGCTGTAAGGGATGAAATGGATCCCTTTAATGTACCTACTTTCGAAATAGATTTTCCTGAAGCTCCTATTGTTGGAGATTTTATTGATATTCATCACTTAATTGATGAAAATCAAGTTACGGATGAAACCAGAAGGTTTGCTATAGATCAAGTAAAGGTAATCAGCAGGCAATGGCAAAAAAGCTCAGAGGGTAATTCTATCTTGAGAATACTTTGTTTTCAAATTCATTCTTAACCTTTCATCTTCTGAATAATAATATACACGGTCCTCTCACTTACATTGAATTCATCGGCAGTATTTGTAAGGGCCTGTTTTCTTAGCTTCTCCTTTTTCAACTGTTCCTGGTAATACTCATAGATCACTTTGTAATCCAGCCAGTGAGGAGGAAGAATGCCACTCCTGAAGAGGTCGCTGAAATAATCTAGTTTTTCAAGTTTTTCAATCAGTTCATAAGTACTCATTAGCGGGGGGCGCTTTTGGATTGGAATAAGCATTTCTATATTCCATTTGATTGGAATATGATTTATTTTACCACTTACCCAAAGGGCAAGATTCGTTTTTACTTCTCAGTTTGGTGGACAAAGGACAGCCGCACTGGTTGCACTTCAATCCCTTTATTTTCTTCAGTTCAAAGTCCGGCATTAGTTTTTCATACGTCCCCACAACAGCTTCAGGGCAAGTCTCACAAATAGCAGCTCGTTCTTTTTCAAGTTCGGATGCCGATCCTTTGAAGTACCGGCCCCATCCTTCGATGATGTTAGATATTTGCTTCATTGACTATAGTTGCATATTTACCCTGGCCATCGTTGATCTCAGTAACGGCTGTATAGATCCTCACATTCTTCACTGCTTCGGCAGTTGCCTGGGCCATAGCACTGTAATCGATAGGCTGAGAATTTACTTTAACCGGTCCGGTGCTTCCAGATCTCTTAATCATTCCACCTGCAGCGGCATAGTTTGCCGTTTGGCTTAAAGGAATTCCACCGGTGGCTTCATTGACAGCGCTCAGTCCATTGATAAGCTGAGAGGCGCGGCGGTTGATCACATAGATGTTCTCACCTCCTTCGGCCTCAACTATAGGATTTCCGCTTTCATCGTATAATCTTTCTCCTCCTTCGGAATGTCTCTTTCCTCTCAAGGTGATACCTCTTGCTGCTTTGGGAACATTGGCGTTGATGCTGGTGATCTTTTGAACTGCACCAAGTCCAGATGCCAAAACTGTTCCCGTGCTCACCACTTTTTGAATGGTACCAAAAGGCTCCGGTAATACTGAAGGTGCTCTCCATACTTCAGTCACACCTTGATAAGTATTGATAGCAGCCTGAGCCAGTGCAGCGGCTTTCCCCGCAACAGTCTGTTCTCCTAAAAGTTTGGCTACTTGTCCGAATGTTTCAGAGCTTTGCTTCCTCTTTGTAGATTCCTTTTCATAGTTGATCTGCTTCTCGATCTCAGCATACTTTTGATTTATGAGAGCTTTACTTGCACCGGTCTTTTCGGCTTCAGCAAGTTCCTGCTGTCTCATCATATCCAGACGCTGCTTCTCAAGCTCCATGCGAGCGTCGAAGTTCTCCTGGTCAACAGCCATTTGATTCTCTAGATCTGCAAGCTTCCTTTCCTTCTCAACAGCTTCAAGTTCCTGCATGGCTGCAAGACGTTCCTTTTCGGCTTCGATCTCCTTCTGAGCATATTCTTTAGTCAGCTCGGCCTCCTGATCCAGGAACTCATTCTTAGTCTGTAGAACTGCCAGCTCATACTCGGACTGAGTGAGCTTCTTGGCCGCCAGTTCATCCTTCAGGATCTCAAGTCTCTTTTCTCGGACCTGTTCCTGCAGTGCTACTTTTTCAGCAAGGGATTCGGCTTCACGTTTATTCTCTTCTATGAACAGCTCCAGCCTTGTCTTGGATTCTGCAATTGCAGCATCAGTAGCTTTTTGGGCTTCAGCAATTCTTTCCTCCTGAGCTCTTTTGGCAGCTTCGGCCGCGGCTTTTTCTTTGGCCCTTTGCTGATCTACAAGGGAATTAAGTTTGTTCTGTTGTTCCGTTTGGCGCTCGAAAGATTGTGATTGAAGATCATAAAGCTTTGTGGCTTCATCCCGGAAGGACTTCATGTCTTCGACTGTGGATTCAGATAACCCGAGTTGATCCAGAGATACACCTTCTTCGCCGATCTTCCTGATAGTTTCTCTCACTTCATCAGTGACTTCAGCATATCCTAAAAGGGCCGCTACTTTCTTCTCCTGATTCTTAACCTCCTCAGCTGCTAAGTCACGCTCTATCTTCATGTATTCCTTAGCGGAAGAAATCCGATCTTCAGTAGATCTTGTGGTGTCATCAGTGAGAAGCTTTAATTCCTTCAATCGGGAATTTGCTGCGGACCTCCTGATGTCAAGATTAATCTCAGCTCGTTCCACGTTCTGCAGTACTCTCTCCAGTTCCATGGCAAGATTGATCTCTCTCTGGATCTCGTCACCCATTCCGGAGAAAGTTTCAGTGAGATCTTTGAAGCCTCCCTTGATATCACCTGAAATGATTTTGATGAAAGCTCCACCTAACTTGGATAATCGATCAATGACTACATCGGCACCTGCACTAAGAGCAGCAAGAACAGTATTCACCATGTCAATACCTTTCTGAGTTCTGGTGAACATGGCAACCAGAGAGCCAAGCAGCACTACAATGGCACCAATACCGGTGGCAATAAGAGCAACTTTGAAAAGCTTCAGAGCAGTGGAGGAAAGATTGGTAGCAATTGCCACCGCTTTTTGAGTTCCTGAAAATGCTTGAGCTTGAGCACGACCTTCTTTGTAGCTTTTCCCGATATCCAGAACATCTGATTTCACGGCCTTAAAGACAGGACCTACGATATTCATGACATCAGTGAGTAGAGATTGAGCACGACCAAACAATGTGGTTTCTCCAAGAGCTTCCTTCATTCCTTCGGCATAATTTCCAACGTTCCTGCGGTTGTCACCTGTTTGGCTCTCCAGGTCTTTTAATGTTGCAGTGAGTTCAGTCTTCTTCTTGGCCAGCTTATCAGCTTCTGCTGAATTTACACCATAGAGGTTTGCTTGCTTTGCCCATTCCTTGGAAACGACTGATAAAGCAGCACGGCCCTGGTCAATGGTCTTGATCTCTTTACCTTGCAGGTTGATAAGCTTCCCAAGTTCGTTCTGTGAAGAGTTGTATTCTTTCCTCACGGATTTATACCTGGCTTCCAGTTCTACATATTCCCGGCTGGTGGTATCTCCTGAATCCTTTAGCTCCTTCAGTTTGTTCTTGAGGACATCAGCTTCCTTGGCAAATTCTTTTGATGCAGTGATGGCTCCATCAACATCAATATCCAGTTCAAATATTTTAATCTTCTCAGCCATTATTAAGGTTGTATTTGTTGAAAGGTTACTGTTATTGACACCGTGTCTTCACCAGTAGCTCCGAATTCATCTGTCACGATTAATTTGATAGTGTAGGTCCCGTAACTGTCTTCTGTATTTGGAACATTCAACCCTCCATTTACTCCTGAGTTTCCACTCAAGAAAGCTGAAGAGGTGGAAGGCATGGAAACAATTGACCAGGCATAAGATGTAATAGATCCCGTGGTGTCTGTACTTCCGCTTCCGTTCAGAGAAACAAGAGTGCTGGATTGATCGATAGGAATTTCAACAGTTTGATCTGGTCCCGCATTGGCCACTGGAGGATTGTTCACATACTCTCTCACTGTGACATCAATAGTTCCTTCAACTTCACTCCACTGTTCACTTCCTGCATCCTTGATCTTAAAAGTAAAAGCAGCGGAATGTTCTGCAGTTAGATTTCCTGCATCCTGAATGGTGACATTCCAATCTGCTACATTGATCACTGTCTGAGTAGTAATCACATCAGCTCCATTCTTCAGGAGGATGTTTGAATTAAAACCGCCGGTGAACATGATAGCCATCGGCTGGTCGAACTCAGGATCAAAGTAAGCAGGGTTTGACTGGACCGTGATGTTGTCCACGGTTATGGTCGTGGTGTTTTTATAGCTAATGGTTCTGGAATATACTCCAAGGATAGTAGGAGGTAAGTTCACACTGAAGCCATTCAATTGGATTAGTTCAGCTTTAATGATTCGCTCAGGCCGGTGCTTCAAATTGTTCAGGTAGTAATATTTCCCTGTCTGCTTCAGGTACTTCAGCCTGAAGAAATCAAGGTTATAAATGTCGATCTCGTTCAACTTGAAATCAGCATCAACTTGCTTGGCCCTATCGATAAGTAATTTGAAAGCCTTGTAATACTTATTCAGGAAATACTGCATCTGCATATTTTCCAGAGACAGGAAAGGGATCATTCCGGTGACGGTGATCACATTGGCACCATCAAAAAAGGTTGTTTGAATGCTGGTGTCAACCTTTGAGATCCTGAAGATCTTAACCGGTGATTCTTTATTTTCAATAATTGTTTCTCCATCCTCTTCCTTTTCCTCCCAGATAGGAATCTGGTAAACCGTTTTGTTTTTAAAGGTTCTGGATCTGCTGGTCGGAATCTGGTAAGGAGAAGAAAAAAGATTCTTGGCAGGAGTTGCGTTCTCATTATCGATTGTCAGCACTCCATCATAAACCCGATCAATGATTGATTCGGGATAAGCATAGGTAGCTTCATTCCTCCTGGCATATTGGATGTCATATTTTTCGCCAAGAATCTCATTGAGCTTTTCACTCCAATCTTCAGTGTTTGCTTTATCATTCAGCATCTCCTCGAACTGGATGAAGTCATAGGAGTTGGTGTTCTTCACTGGTTTGATCAGGAGTCCGTATCGCTGCATCACATCCTTCACGAATGCCAGCTGGTCCATTTCCGCAACGAAAGTGGAGAAGTCAATGAATTGCCCGCCGGTGAGCTTTGTGATTTGAATAGTTGAGTAAGCGTTATAATTTATGCTGTACTTCCCGTGAATTGTATCCTGCTGTTCGGGTTCCTGTTCTGCCTGTGATATTTCATAGGTACCCGCTAAAACAAAAGTGAGGATATCACCTGCTTTTACATTCAGGTTGATGGTAACCGTTTTAGATGTCAGATTCTCTGGAAGGTCGATCCATGTCTTTGTTGCACCATTGAGATTAACCAGGAGCCGAACATAACTGTCGTTATTGCTGTATGAGGTTTCAATGGAAAGGCTCAGCTGACCATCTTCAGAAGTGACAAGAGAACCATCAGGATTCATTGTGATGCCACTGAAGCTTCCACTCTGGAAAGTGTGTTGATCTTCGAACCGAATCAAAGGATCATTGCTGAAAGTATTCCGGGAAATGATGTTGGTCTGGCCAGAACCTAAAAGCAAAGAAGTGAGCTCCACATTCTTCACCTCGTAACCTTTAGCCGGTGAAATCACTTCGGTTAAGAAGTCTGTATTCTCAGAAAAGAAAGATCCTGAATATCTCAATCCTGCTTCCTCCCAGATCTTATCCCAAACTGTCTTCACAAAAAGAGAAGGTGCCTGTTCCTCGATCTTTATGGTGCTGAAGCCTGACCTTGGCAGGAATTCACCTAAAGCATAAATAAAGCCTTCAGTATTTAAAAGGCTACTTTCATAGGTGGACTGAGTGAGGTAGTGGTTAAGATCTGAGAAATTCAGTTCGTTCAGTTTTTTCCCCTTGATCCTTTCGGAAAGATCAATTAAGCCGTCATAGATCACCACCTCATAATGAGAATTTGCAGCCTTAACAACTGCATAGCCATTCCGTACCATAGGGATGCCATTCAGGATATAATCACACCTGAGCTTCCGGTAAGGCTTCAGGCTGCTATTTCCGCTCACTCCAAGAAAGTCAAAAGCCTTGACGTTATTCGGAGTCATTGGAAGTTTTGTAGTGTTGGAAAAGTTTGCCTGCCTATCCTTCACTTCTCCGATGTTATTGATCTGGAGGGTGCGGGTGATAGGATCAGGACTCAGGTCCATCTTCCAGCCTTCTATGTACAGGATCTCGCTCATTAAAGGGTTTGAGTATTGAGGGTTGGAAGGATCACGCTCACCTGCAGGCTCGTGAGTTTGTTCTTAGATGACTTGGAGAATGTTCCACTGCCAAGCTCCACCTCGATAAAGTCAAGAGTTTCAAAAGGCTGGTAAAGATCATTTGTGTACAGGTAAACCTTTGGTGAATAAAGCAGCGTATCAAGCAGCTCCCTTTCTTCATTGTTGACAAGCCCGGACATCAGCTCCAGTTCCTTCTCAGCTTGCTTGCCGGTGATGGAGATATTTCCTGTTGACTGGCTGATGTTCTTATAATTCCCTGTCAACCTCTCAAGAGTATCGGTTTTGATATTGTCCAGGTGCAGCTCCATAAAATTCCAATAGGACCATCCACCGGAAGGATTGAGCCACTTGAGCAGCTTGCCACATTCGGCTTCTCTTTTGTCCAGGAACAGGGTGAACTTTATTTGAGTGCCAATCCTGAACTCAAGCTCGTTGACTCCAAGATGTAGCGGGATATCGTTCTCAAAGCCTCCGTTGTCATTTTCTCCATTGGAAACAAACAACCTGTTCACACCTTTGGAAAAGTTGTAAGAAGATGAGATTCCCGTTCTTACGTTCGAAATGGTGACAGCTCTTGAAATATCGGAATAGATTGCAATGTCAAAAGGATATCCCTCGAAGTAGGTAAGATGTGCCACCTCAGTTGCACCGGATGTAAGGAGCTTTAGATCTGAAGGGTTGAATTTCTGTTTTCCTACTTGAGCAGCTGATTTGAGGAAAGGATAAACAACCTGAGTCGTTTGGCTGGTGCCATCTTCCAAAGTCACTTCAATGTCTGCTGTGAGTTCATAGAACAATTTGGAGTCATTGAAAAAGAAAGCAGCTGAAGTGGCCACAAGACTGTCGTTGAAAAGATCACCATTGATCAAGGCTTTAATGATGCTCTTGAAGTCAAAGAAGAAAACTCCGGAGGTATTCGGAAATATCTCAAAGGTATGACCGCCGGTTGAGATGGTTGCCACAGTTGGAACACCTGCATCAACTCCAAATTCAATGATGGAATTGTTATAGGCGTTGAAAGGTGGATTCTGCGGTTGGTTGGTTATTGTGATCATTATTCGTTCTTTTCTTTTTCTGGTGACTCATCTTCTCCCAGGAGCTTATCAACTATTTTCCCGTTCAAATAGCCTATGCCATATCCAATGCAGTATATGCTGGTGATTAGCGCAATAAGTTCAAGAGGGTTCAGTTCCATTAAGCTGCCATTTTTTTGAATACTCCAGTGACTTCACTCACGAAGTTGTTAATATGAAATTCAGTAACCTTATCGATGATCTCCTGAATACGCCTTGGAGTGATCACCGCATCAACCAGATCTGTACCTCCTTGCTTGAAGTAGTTAGTTCCTTCCCTGGCAATCTTCCGGGCAATCAAAAAAGCAAGACTGCTAATCTTTATTCCATCGGGTGTGATGCCCTTATCATAAATCCACTGCTCGATCATCTTCACCGGTGGAAACTTACCCGGCCTTCTACCGTTGACAAGCTGCTCGGTGTAATGCGCTCCCCACAATTGACCAGAGAGCCGCTGTGAACGGTTCTCTGTTTCCCTGATCCAATTCTCCGAAGCTGGCATTCCAAGAGTGACATGCTTCTGGATAAGCTCATCCTTCAGCTTATCGAATTCAGCTTTTAAAATGGCAGCATCGTTGATCATTTCACAAACAGTTCTTTTACGATGTTCCGGAACTTCCGGTGCGCGTTTTTTTCGTTAAGGGCCCAGACGTATAAATGCGAAGGATGAATGGAAGCTTTACGCTCGCTCTTGCCTTCATCACCTATTACGAAAGTTTTCTTCTCTTCCACCGGTACCTGGTAAACATTCAATGTGTCAGGATCTAATCCGAACAGGAACATCCCTTTCTTGTACCGAGCAGTAAGCGCCTTCTTTTGGTGCTGCTCTTTCTTTTTTTGCTGTTCAACTATAACCGCGATCTGTTCACCGAATACTCCCATTCCTATTTCGCATAAAGGTTAAAACTCACACTCAAGCCATCAGCATTAAAGTCAAATACATTCACCACCTCGATACTTTGCCAGAACTCCACATCATAATCACAGCGAAGCTTTTGCTTCATCTCTACCATCACCTTCTGAATCAGTGGCTGGATAAACTTCTCATACTTCTCCTCGTAATCTCCATCAAAGTCTGAAGCTGTCAGCACCATGAAGTTTCCGGTGTATCTTATCCCGAGATCTTCCGACTTCCTCACCACAGGATCCAAGAACAAAACAGTCTCACCATTTCCAGCATCAACAAGAGCATCGGATATAAAAGTTGTAGCATCGATGAGATTCTGGTAATCCCTTCGAGCTGCTTTGAACCTCCAGCCGTAGCCGGTGGCGATATCTTTAAGTTTTTGATTTACTTCCATACTTCAGTTGGTTATATGCTGTCTGTACTTCGCCGCTTACTTTGTCATGCAGCATCAGTGAAAAGACAAGATTGTATTTCCAGTTCTCCACCTCCTCTGGTGATTTTCCGAACTGTTGAGCGATTGATTTAAGAGTATTGAGTTCTCCGAAAGCAGCCAGTCTTTTTACACCGGCCATATCCAGAAGGTCATCAGGATCTCCTCCAAGTGATTTGCTTTCCCGCTCTACCAATTGCTTTAGGTTTGAAGTGATCCAGTTGAGTGCATAGAAGTAGCTGATCACATCCTGTCTCAAATATGTCTCAAGTTTGACGTTGAATACAAATTCAAAACACTCGAAAATGTTCTCAAAAGAGGGTTTTGAAAGGTTGTGCTTGATGTTGGCCACTTGTCCAAATGTTAGCTGACCTAAAGGCGTTGCTTCCTTCTTGGCAAACACTCCTCTCGGCTTCAGGTAAAAAGGATTGCCCGGCAAAGTGAATTGCAGGTATTGCTGTGCAAGGTTCTCATCCTTCAGGTGAAAGAACTGCTTTACTGTTATGTTGTCCAGGTTAAACACGTATTCTGGTGGTTCGTTTTGGTTTTAATCTTAATTTCATTTCGATGTATCGCATCGGGTCAATTGTATGGTTCCAGCCGTCAATTGGCTTTCCGGTCTTTTGCCCGTTCTTGTCTTTGTCCCAGAGATATTTTCTCAGCTCCTTGATCATGTTCAGGCTTCTTGCCGTTACATAAAACTCATCTTCCTGCAGCAGTTGAATTCCGAAGTTGATGGAATCCTTTCCCTTTTCCGTGGGATAGATCTTTACTCCGTGCTTCTTTATTTCAGCAATAGACTTAGGCTCCGCGCTATCTGCATAAATCAGCCTGCTTTGCCCGGTCCTGTCTGGAATAGGTTGCTTAGCAGCCTTGGCAAGGTCTGAGTTCAGAAGGCCTTTTTGATACAGCACTTCATCATACACTCGCTTTCCGTTCCATTCGTATCTGTCAATGAGCGTGGAAGGATCCTGGGTATAACCGAAGTCCATACCTGAAGCGGTATATCTTGCCTCCGGTGGAAGGTTGTCAAGGATCTTCCAATTCTGCAAAACCTGTCCTTCCAGGTTCCCAATTTGCCCTTTGATGTAAACCCGGCACCAGTTAGCCCAATATTCGCTTTTGATGTTCTTTGAATCATCCCAATCACCCTGGGGATCATAAAAGGCTTTATCCATCTTGAAGTATAGATCCTCAAGAGTTTCAGCAGGAAGCGCTTCATTGTCTTCGTAGGTCAAAATCAAAAGCTCACTACTCGGCTCGATGAGCACTTCAGTGTGCGCCCAGAATTCTGCATCCGGGTTGAAGTCGATCCAGATCTCTTTCGAGCGGACCATGAGAGCATCGGCAATTTTAAAAGGAATATGATTTCCCTCGTTGATGAAAAGGATATCCCGCTTCCCTGCTGCTTTTGCTTTTCCCTCTGTGTCAAAGGCTTTGAATTGGATCTTACTGCCATTAGCAAAAGTGTATTCCATTGGGGAACCAATCCAGCCTTCCTCTCTCCACCTTCCGGTGTCTTGCATCACTCCCTTGAAAATATCCACAGGTCCATCCTTGGCCGCGGGTATGGTTTCACATACCACCGTGATCTTAAGCTTTGGAATTTTAGCTGCTTTATCGATGAGAATAGGAATGATCCCATAGGTTTTTCCGGAGCTGGTTCCGCCCTGGATCACCTTCTTTCTCTTTTTCAAAGAACGTAGCTTGTTAATAGCCGTAGTTCGCTTGAACATCACTCATCTGGAAATAAGGGTTGTTCAACTGTATGGGTAAGGCTCTGCTTGTCTGCAAGGCCTAAATCCCTGGCTATGATATTTGCATTGAGGAAACCGGAAGCGGCTCCCTCAAATTTCTGTTTGTAGATAATCTCTCGCGCACGTGTAGTGACCCCGATATAATCTTTGCGTTCCTCGTATAACTTGAACCCGTCGACACTTATGTCAATGAAGTTGCAAAGGCCTTGAAGAGTGAAGGGTCTCATCTTCGGTACCTCTTGAAGTACGATCTTTTCTTTGTCACGGGAAACCTTAATCTTCATCGGCACGGTTTCCATGAGAGGATTGTCCTGGCACCACTCGAAGTATTCGTTGCAAGCTTTGAGAAGAGAGGCGGGAGTTTTGAAGATCTTATCCCGACCGTTCTTGTTGCGCATTTTGTAGTAGTAGTTTCCTTTGGGGGCTGCCATTGATGTTGGTTAAATTTTTACCGGCCTTAGAGCCCTACCTCCTCAGCCGGTTGTTGACCTCTCTTGGGTCTTCTGCTATGTAGCAGGAACAGGATTCGAACCTGTGATCTCCGAGTAATGAGCCCGGCGGGATGGACCAACTTCCCTATCCTGCGATATGTCTTCCCACAGGATCTGGTCCTGTGAAGCGGCTAAGAATTCATTCCTACTTTTCATAAGCGTAGGACAAACCTGAAAATCTCCGTTTGGCAAATGTTTAACAGTGCAATTCATAGCCTAATGTTTTAAAACTCCTGAAGATCTCCCGGCTGTACCGTTGCGCGCTTCAAGGGGAAAGTACTACCCGACTATGAGACAATAGTCTTCGTTTCAGGAGTTTATTCTTAACAAACTTAATAAGAAAAGTAATACAATATATTACTTTTTAAAGATTTTTTGAGATTTTATTAAGATGTTAGAGGTTAATACTATTTTAGATGTAAACGTTTTAATATGACTAAGACTCAGGAAAGCTTTGCTGAAGATCTAATTTCTTTTCTTCGCAAATGGGGAGGAATGGCCCTATACCACGAAACCCGAGAGCTACGCGTTGATGTTCAGAGGCACGACAGATCTTTAGCTGTTGAACTGCTAAAAGATTATGGGCTAATAGAAGTTTATCAGAACCAAGGCTTAAGACTAACAAAAGAAGGTTGGGAATTCCCGGGGTTTAAAGAATACAGAAATGATTTAGAAAAAAGGAGAAGTAGAGAAGACCTCATTCAGGATTTAACCATGACTCAATTGAGGAAAGAAATATTCCATTTGAAAAACTGGTGGTGGATAGGATTAATAAATTTACTAGTTTCCGGGTTTATTGCTTTTCTAGTTGCTAAATACACTACATAGTCGCGACATTTTCTAAAGTATAAAATTGTTAAAGTTTTTTCTCCCTATGAGAACAACATATCAATGTTAACATAATCGCCTGACTATCAACATGATTCTTGTGCATAACTCCGCACTTCTGGTTGAAAATTCTTAACCTTTGGTTAAGGGCTATTATATCTAAAGGTAGTATTTTTGAGACTGTACTTTGAGGTACTAAAAAAGCCGGTAAGTTTGGACACCCCGGCTTTTGATAACTGATTAGCGAATCAATTAAACCATATTTCTATGGATTATTTTTTTGGACTGCTTGGACTAGCAGTATTAATTTTTGCTGTTGCAAAATTGATTAAAGAAGTCCGAAAAACAATTTTCTAACCTTTTAATCAGGACCCATCTGCTAGATCAGGTGGGTTCTTTATTTGTTTATCTGTTGTACAAATATACATACCTACAACCAAATAACAACAACAACAACAACATTTGTTGCAACTTTTTTACACCAGGTATAAATCTATTACCTTCTTGGTCATCTCAAAAGACCAGCAAAAACAAGTCTTATATCCTTTCACTTCTAGCTCTTTGAGGGTTTTTGCCTGCTGCTCTACATGATCATTTTTCAGGAGTTCACCGTTCTTTTTGTAAGGGGACTTTGTTTTTAATTCAATTAACAATCCGGCATATCCTTTTCGCGGTTCCAGGATCAGAAGATCCGGACACTTAAAGCCTGCCTTCTGGATGGATTTATTGCGGACCTGCTGAGGAATTGTGAGCTTCACTGAAGCAATGGTATCGGATAAGTACAAAGTTTTCGGGTATTGAATATCCAGGTAGTGGCAGATGCTTTTTTGAAGTTTAAATTCTGGTTGGCTCTTCATCGGTTAAGTTTTAAAATGGCATATCATCATCGTCATCCTGTTGGGTGTCCCAGGCTTCAGCAAGATTTGAGTTTGGTTCTGGTACCGGTGGAATGAATTCTTCTTCATTTTCTTCAATCTCTTCCCAGCCGTTCAGATCATGGAACTGCATGAATTCAAGTTTACAACCAACTACACAAGCACCAACTTTTCCGTTTCTGAATTTTGCAATATTAATCTCGGCCTGACCTGCAGTTGGTGATCTTTGATCATCATCCCATTCATCAACCTTGTAGTATTCCGGTCGGAGTAGGAACATGATGAGATCCGCATCTTGTTCGATGGATCCCGACTCCCGAAGATCTGAAAGGATCGGCCGCTTCATTCCTCCACGTATTTCGACTGCTCTGGAGAGTTGAGCCAAGGCCATAACAGGAACATCGAGTTCTTTTGCAATTCCTTTGAGCGCTGCAGAACAGTCACTGACTTCCTGCTCCCGGTTCCCTTTGTGAGATTTAATTCTCATGAGTTGGAGGTAATCCACGAATAACATTTCAACTCCCTTTTCCCGTTTCCACTTGGAAGCCTGGATCTTTAACTCGAGAGGAGAGATTGCAGGCTTGTCATGGATGTAGATAGGCAGCTTGGAAAAAGCTTCCCGCTTTTCATTCATCAGCCTGAGTTCAAACTTGTCAACCTTGTTCAAGCTGATCTTCTCCACATTGATCTGGCAGAAGTTGGCAAACATCCGAGCAGCAAGTTCTTTGTCGGACATTTCAAGAGAAAAGATTCCCACGGGAATTCCTCGCTTTGCTGCCGCCAAAGCCTCGTTGATCATGAGTGCAGTTTTTCCCATTCCGGGACGGGCGGCCAAGATGATCAGGTTTGTTTTTTGGTAGCCGTTCAGCTTGTATTGTAAACGCTCCAGTGAACTTGGAACTCCTGTGACTTCTTCGTTTGCTGCTTCGAAGATCTTGTTCACCACGCTTTTGAAGTCGGTAGGTTTTTTAACCAGGAGCCAATCTGAAACTTTATCGAGATTGCTGTAAGATGATTCCAGAAGTTCAAAGATGTCGCTCTCCTCGTTGTAAGCTTCCTTGGTGATTTTATCTCCTACCTCAATTGCTTTCCGCTTCACATACATCTGCTGCAGGATCCTTGTGTGGAATTCCAGGTGAGCAGCTGAAGCAACTTTCTGGCAGAGATCCACAAGGAAAATATTTCCTCCAATGGCTTCAAGCTTTCCGAGTTTGATCAGTGCCTGGGAAACTGTAAGCAAGTCAATTCCTTCGCTTTTTTCGTAGAGATCAACAATCACATCGTAGATTGCCTGGTGCTCCGGTTTGAAGAATATTTTTTCTCTTCCAACAAGCTCAATGAGTTCACTGGCTCCACCGCATCCAATGGCAGCGCCAAGAACGCTTTCTTCCAGATCAAGGGCCTGTGGTATTTTTTTTCCGTTGGTCATGGTTAAAATCTTTCAGGGGCTGTTGAAGTATATTTTTCTGTTTCCGGTTGATGGTTGGTTTGGTTTCTCAACCAGCTTCTGGTCCACTTCCGGAGTCTGGGGAGTAGCTGGTCGGCTTCGAAATCAATTTTGCCTTTGCTGATTTCAATCTCAACCGTGTCGTTGAAGTTATCGATCATATCCTGCCACTGCTTCACCTGCTTTTTATTTTGCATCTCGAAGATGTTTAACTCTTCAGATTTTTCAATTTTCAAAAGCTCAAAAGCGCGGGAGGGAGAGAGTTCACTCTCTCTTTCTTTTACTTTACTTTCTTTTACTTTACTCTCCTTTACTTTACTTTGTGGTTTTTCGCTGTCGAAAACTTCTTTCTTTTCTGTTTTCGGTGTCGGTTTTGCAGTTTCTTTTTGTTTTCTGTCTCGGTTACGCTTACTAAGAAGGCTTTCGAACCGTTCTTGCAATTTTTCAGAAAAGATCAAATCTTCCTCTTTTTGGATTAATTTCAGCATCACACAGTAGTCAATTACCTCTTCCAGAATTTTGGGTTCCACATCAAAATCACCGGCCAATAATTCAATGTTTAAAGTTGTCCATTCGTATTCAAAAAAGTCGGCATCAGTCAAAACCTCCAGCATCATATTCCAAATTGCATAGCCTTGAATTCCATACTTTCTTCTCAGTGCTTTTATCTTAGGATCATTCCTCATGTCGGCATCGTGAGAGAAATAATCAGCGTTTAATTTTTTTGGTCGTGCCATTATAGTGGGGGTTTTTATTCTTAATAAAACAGTCTTTTCATCACGCTGCCATCACTGTACATTTTATCCAGTGGTTTGCTGGCTTCCGGTTCAGATCCATCCCAACCTTTTGGATAGACCCTATTGGCGATCAGCTCTTTGATCCTTCTTACTTCTCTTGAATTCAGTATATCAATTTTCGGTCTGTTGATCCTGACCGCTTCAGTATTTACCCGGTTCTGAATGTCCACCACTTTCTCAAGAAAATATTCTCTTGCCTCTAAAGTAAGCGGCCCCATTCTTTGTTGGTTCTTTGCCAAGGTTCCATCCTTCCTTCTTTGACCTCCGGCTTTCCTGTGCCGGTGTTGTGGCAGCTTCATTTCACGGTAAATAGGTTTAAGCTCTTTTAAAGGCTCCAGATACTTCCATTCTGGAATCTGGATAACCAGGTCGAGCGCTTTATCCTTTGAAGCAAGAGGACAACCGATGCATCCAGTACGGGCATTTTTCTCCTCGGCTTCATCACCACCATAAGCATCGGCTAAAATTGTTGTATTCCATCCTCCATACTTGGGCATAGGAGCAAACACTTTGAGCCAGTCCCACACATTGCAGACCCTCCAATGAAGTATAGGAGCTAAGGTTGCACAAAGATCATTTTGCAAACCTGTTTGATACCAGCCTTGACCACATTCAGCACCATCTTTTGAACAGCTTACATTGATCCGTTGATCTCGAATTGAACTTTCTCCAAGTCTTACTCCGGTAAGCATCAAAACCTTTTCATCTTTTTCATGGATGAATTCTGCAAGTGCTGTCTCCATAGGTTCAACTTTAATCTGGCCGGTGCACCATCGGAAAGTATTGGAAGGTGGAGGAACTCCTCGGCCAAGGATATAAACCAGGAACCGATCATCAAGAGGAGCAGTCACCACTTTCACTTTCACACCTCTTTCTTCAAGCTGCTTTGTAATAATCTGAGAAGAGATCCAAAGCGGTACCAGTTCCATCCGTGTATCGGCGGCAAAAATTGTGAAGGTTTCCGGCTTTGGGATTTGGCCTGTGGCAATGAGTTGAGTCACCAGAGTGACCACTGTTGTACTATCTTTTCCCCAGCTCCATGCAGCAGCCCAATGCCTATGTCTTGAGCCGTATTCTTTTAAGCTTTCAATAGTGAGATCAATTGATTCAGCTACAGTTATTTTTTCGGTTCCGAAGATGTTGAGTTGATCATTCATACTATTATCATTTGAAAAGTGGTAGCATCGAAGTACTGGATATATCCGTTCGTTAAGCAGTCTTCAAATTCACCAGGCCAGTGATGGGATTTCCAATTTTCCTGGCATTCCTCTATTGATTTGAAAACAGAGGCTTCTTTTGGATCTTCAGTGACCATATTGTTCCACTCTGTATTGTGCTTGTGGTACAATTGATCCTGAGTCTCATTACCTTTTCTCCATCCGTATATGAAGCCTCTGTTTTTCATTTTAAAACAGCGATTCGCTTATTGCCATCGGCATCAGAATTGCCACCTGATCTTCATACTCCTGAACCTGTACAAGCATTCCTTTTGAAACTCCGTTGAACAAAACTTTTACTCCAAAGTCTTTAGCCCCATACATAGCATCACAGATGGTTTTCAGATAGTCAGGATGGAAGCCGATAACTTCAGTTGATTTTATAGAATGCTGCTGAAAGATATTCTCGAAATCCGGCACCTTGTCGCCGTGATCTTGGTAATCAAAGAAAGCTTTCCGGCCTTCTTTGTCCACGCATTCAATCCCATCTTCAGTAGCGGTGGCGGTTTGATAGCCAAGGATCTCTTTGAAGCTATCCTTGTGAATTGATTTTCCGTTAAGGAAGTCGTGATCCAATACTCCGGAATATTCAAGGTTTTGTTTCACTACTATGTAGCTGTTGCTCACATAGGCATAACCATCGATGAAGTGAATGCAGTTCATTACCGGCCTCATATCATCATCTGAAGCTGCTAAATGGAGTTTACTTATAAAGTTGAATTTGTCTTTAGCCATGGCTATAAAAGGGTTAATTGATTACTTTGATTAATAGTCCAGACGGTAACAGATCTTCCTGTCACGGGACATTTTTTTGTGTCTACTTCCTGAATGCTTCCAGAAGATTTCAATTCGCTCAAGCGTTTCCATACCTGAGATTCACGAAGACCAGCGGCGGCGGCAATATCTCTGAAGCTCCCTTTGTTGATTTTTCTGAGAGCCTGGAGGATTTTCCGGTGCAGTCTTGACTTGTCCTGCTTGATACTTTCGTGTGCTTCAATAGAGGTTGATTTCATGACAAAAAGAATTTGTTACTGTGTAGGGTATCTCTGGATTTAATCTTCTTTTCCTCCACCAGTTCATCGAGGAAAGGATTGAGTTCGTTTACATGGAAACCACAGTGGCCGCCACTCTCTTTGCTCTTTCGCTTGACCAGGAATAAAAGCATGGCCTTGAGCTTGTTCTTTTCTTCAGGACTGAATTGCATTAATATTGGCGTTTTGTCCAGTGAATAATCTTGCCTTTCCAGTCAGAATTAAACCAGTTGCAGAAGTGGTAAAGAGATTCGAAACCATCATTTTTGGCAACCGATTCCATTTCATTCATATCCAGTACTCGATCATCGATCTTAATCACGGGATAGGTTCCATAATGATCACATAAATCTTCATCTGTATAGATAATTTCAGCCTTCTGAATAGATACACAGGCAATAGTTGGAGCAAATTGAAACCGTCTCTTTGTTCTGTTATTGATTACCGGATGAATTTTCATTCCTACCTTCCATCGATCTTTAGGATCTTCGCGGAAAGTGTGAATTTTAGGCTCAATCATTAGTTCATTATATTCACTCATATCCGTACCTAACATCGACCAGTGCTGTAGGGAATAAGATTCATAATGAGATATGTTGATGTCTTTAATTCCATGAATTAGACCTGCCCATATCTTCTCTACAAAGTGATTTGGTTTGCCAGCAATTTCTTCAGGCATGGACTTTGGCCAGTATGTTGAAAATGATAGTGTCATAATCAAAAAGGTGTTTTATTAAGTTCCATCACCAGACCATTGTCAGCGACTGTCACTGTCTTTCCGGTGGCTTTTGTTACTTCTGTTCTGAACAATACTTCATCACTGTTTCCATCGCTTAAATGGATCAGTACAATGTTGTTCACTTTGCTCAGGTCATTCTTTTTCAGAAATTCGATACAGGTGTCCAGGCTCATGTGAGATTGCATCACCCGGTTCTTCAAAAACTCCATGTCATTAAGCTTCACACGAATTACTTCATGAGAATAATTTGCCTCGATAATGATGTTGTGAAGGTTCCTGAAAGTGTAATGGCTGTACATGGTATCAGTCAGGAAAAGCACATTACCCGTCTCTGGATGGTTGATCAGGAAACCACAAGGTTCTGCTGCATCATGTTCGATCTTGAAGGGTAATACTTTGAAGTTACCAAGGACAAAACCTGTTGGCATTTCAAACTTACATGCCCGATGATTATCATATGTTCCACAAGCTTCATGAGTTCCGATTGTAGCCCAAACATTCACTCCGGCTGCCATTGTTTCCTTGATGCTCTTGGCATGATCTCCATGTTCATGAGTGAGAATGCACCCGACAATTTTGGAGAGCTTAAAACTCACCGCTTGCTTGATCGCTTTAATGTTTACACCGCATTCGATAAGGAGTGCCTCCTCCTCATTTTCGAGGAGGTAAGCATTTCCTTTGGATCCCGTACCTATAACCTTTAGTACCATTCTAAAATCCGGGTCCTGTCATTGTTGATTGTCCGGCTTCCTCAGCCATCGCTTCTTCATAAAGCTTTTGGTTTTCATCTTCATCATTCACCTCCTCGGCCACTTCATACCCCTCTTCTTCATCAAAGCCTATTTCCTGCTTATTGGCGTTCTCCTTGATCTGATGCTTCACGTGAGCTTCTGTCACGCTCTCCCTTGGTTCATCCTCCAGTAAAGCAGCATCATCTGAAGAGTTGATGATACTTTTACAGGCGCGGTTGATCACTGACTTCTTGGCCATTTCACCCGAGAAGTTTTTGTGAGCAGGAGAATTACCGTTAGTGGCTCCCTGCTTCCATGCGTTCTGGATATCTTCCATGGTCATGATGGTAGTGTCAATAGTTCCATCTTCCATAGTGGTTACGGCATATGCACCGATGATCTTCTTATTCAGGCTGCCAAAGCTTTGAGAGTGCTTTGAGATCTTGATACGGCCGTCCTGCTCGATGTTGTACTCGAAGTTGTCACCTTCATAGATCAATACTGCTTTCACATCCTTAAGGCCGAACCTCTTTGCAATTGCTATATTCCCCTGGTAAGAAGTCTGGCATTCCAGTTTGTTCCCGTAGACCAAGAAATAACATTGCTTCTTGATAGGGTTAAGACCAAGAGTCACCATCTTAAGAACCGCATTTGCGATACTTGGAGGAGTGCACACTTCAAGAGCGCTCTTTCCGGATTTGTCCTTCGTTTCCTGAAGGATCATTCTTGCAGACTGAGCTGCATTTATAGGTGAATAATTCTGAGGGAATTGCACCCCTGTTTCCTGAAGTCCCAGGATTCTCTCTTCGATCTTAGCGAAGGTGTCAGTTGACTTTTTTGCTACTGCTGTACTCATAATTCAAGTTTTAGTTAATTACTTTTTCTTTTGTTGATGATACCACGAAGAAGATCTTGTGGTCTTTAGGAGCCAGATATTCCATCTTCTCCCGATCCTGGTCGACAGTCGCAAGAGAGGTAGGGACTCTCCGGACTATCTTTTCACCAAATTTTTGTTCCAGGTAATAGTTCTTTTTACTCATGGCTATACAGCTTCAGCAAGTTCCGGAGCCTCCACACGTAGCTTCTTATCTCCTCCGGAAACTATTAGGTTAATGATCTGTGATTGGCTGTCGATAAGATCCACCACGCTCTCTCTATTGTCGATGAAGATTGGAGCAGATACCCGATAGTGATCGCAAAGAGTATTGATGATATCAATCCCTGCATTGATCTTCGATGCTGTGTTGGCATCTGAAAAAGGCACTCCGTTGATAAGAGCTTTACAAGTTGGGACCTCGCCACCATTCACCTGAGTTTCGAATAATTTGAAGTTCACGAACCGGAACCGCTCGTTGATCATTCCTTCCAGCTTGTCAATCTTAGCTTTGATGAACTGCTCGATAGTGAACTGGTCACGCTCGTAGTCTGCAATCTGTTGAGCCAGATCGGACTCCTCTTTTTGAAGATCAGCAATACGCTTATCAGCTTGCTTGATTTGCTCTTCAGCCTGAAGTCTGGATTTGATCTGAGAAATAGCTTCAAGATATTTGGCCTTCTTCTCTTTCAGATCCTGCATGTCCACACCCTCTTCATTTTTGAGAGCTTCTTCCAGTTCACCGATTCTGGTTTGAATAGTCCAATAGCCGGCATTCTTTTCAAGAATCTCCTCAACAATCTCAGCTTGGGACTTTACCTCAGTGCGGTTCTTCTCAGCTTCCAGTTGAGTCTTGATGTTATCCACCTCACTGTTGAGATTCTCTATAAGTGCCTCACCTTTTGAGATTCTGCCTATCAAGGTTTCAACCTCCTGCTTGGCGGCTTCGATCTTCTCCTTGTTGCGCTTACCTTTTTTGGAAAGTTCTTCAAGGTCCTGCATCTTGGCTTTTTGAAAGTTGGCGAAGAATTCTTTTTTCTTAGCCTCTACATCTTCAGCATCGAAGGCTCTTTCACAAGTTGGACACTTGCAGGCGTTTTCATCCATTTTGAACTCATCAGCATTGCGCTTGTTCCATTCCGCCCGGATGTGGTCGTTCTTTTGCTCATACAGTTCGATATCTCCCTGCTCATTCTTAAGCACTGCCTTCAGCTGGGCCAGTGTTCTTTCAGATTTCTGAAGTGAGTCTCTAGAATCTGAAAGCTGCTTAGTCAGGTTATCAACTGCAGAAGATTCTTTCTGGATATGTCTCTGAGCCTCCTGCCTTGCTTCGAACTCGATCTTCTGAAGGTCACTTTTAAGTGAATAGATCTCCTGCTGCTTGTCCTGCCTTCTGTTCAGGATCTCCTGTTGAGCGGCCACCTTATCAGAAATCTGATTTTCCAGTGAAGCCAGCTCCTTTTCATTGGCTGCCAGATCTCTTCTCACCTCGGTGAAATCAATTGCCTCTGGTTTATTCCTTTGCACCTCATCGATCCTGGTAGGGATCATCTTGATCTCATCCTTCGCCTTTCTGATGGAAGAGGCAATCTGCTTCTGGTACTCCTCAAGAGACTTATTGGTGAGCTTCGACATCAACTTTTCGAAGTCAGGGTTTCCTTTGGCCACATCGTAATCTGTCACACCACCAGTGATGTCTATAAGGACCTGACGTTGGTCTTGCCACTTTAGACTGTTGAAGGCCGTTGGACTGGTGATGAGCTTAAAAACACTTTCGTCAACCAGGTTACTGATCTTGGCAGTGTAATCTCTCAAGGTCATTGGAACATCATTCCAATAGTAAAGGGTTTCATTTCCTCCGAATTCAGATTCCAAAGCACCGCGCTTCTTTACCCACTTTTCTCTGAAGGTTCTTTTGATGTTAATCTCCTCACCGTCTACAGTGATTAATGCCTCAACTTCATGGTCAATCTTAGGGATAGGATTGTTTAAAGGATCAAGAGTTTTGATCTCGAAGTTGGTCCTGTCCGTTGAATCTTTACCGAAGAGAATAAAACAAAAGGCATCAAACACGGTTGTTTTTCCTGTTCCATTCGCTCCATAAATTCCCGTCTCTTTACCGAATTTAATAGTGAGATTGCGAATCCCTTTAAAGTTTACAAGGGTCAGTTTTTTTAAGAATATTGTTTTCATGATTAAAGATTTTTAGTTGATAATGCTTCTTTGGGTGCCCAGCCTCTTCTTATTCTTTGGGTAATTACTCTGGAGGAAATACCTAATTTTTCACTCCATTCAGTTGCTGTTCTCGTTACTCCATTCAGTTCAATAGTCACTGATGTAGTTCTGTTTTTGGATTGCTCGGATTTTGGAATCCATTCACAATTTTCAGGGCAATAGTTTTGATCTGGATCTCTTCTCTCTATGGTCAATCCTTCAGCGTAACCTTTGGAAATTGCCCAGTGGTAAAAGTTCTCATAGTTGTTTTTCCATTCTGGACAAACTTCAATTCCCCTGGCACCATAGTCAGGATAAGATTTGCTGTTGGTGTTATAGCAGCGTTCTTTCATTCCTCCCCAAACCTTGTACAGCTTTAGATTTTTAGATCTCAAACCGTGTGTTGTTTTGGCGGCACTGGTTCTTTCTTTCTGAAGGCAACCACAGCTTTGAGTGTGGCCATTTTTAAGAACTCCTCCACGTACAACTTTTTCATTGCCACAGTCACAGGTACAATTCCAGAGAGAGTCATACCGTTTATTTCTACCGGCAAAGCTTTTTACTGTTAACCGTCCGAACTTGTTAGAAGTCAAATCTTTCATACCACTTGTTTTTGAAAGTTGTTATAATTGATGCTTGCTTCTTGATCTCCGGCTTGTCGGTTGATGAAGTGTCTTATTTCCTCATCTTCTTCTGCTTTCCAGATCTTGAATTCCCGGAAGAAATCATTCATGAATTCCTTCTCCTCGGTGTTCAGTTCATGCAGTCTTTTCCCATTGACCAGCCATCGACCGTCTTTAAAAATGATTTCTAGTTTCATATCTTGAAGAGGTGTTTTGTATTGATGTTCACCCCGGTACTGAAACCGATCATTGCAAAGAGAAAACTCTCATAGGTGGTTGATTTCTCCGGACACTCGTCCAGAAGCTGGTGGTAAAACTTTGCAAGCTCCTCATCGTTATCGATTTCCTGATAGCGATTGTACTCTTCGGTTTTTCCAAAATTGATCAGAGGATTTCCGATCGTGATTTTTTTTAGTACATTTGGTTTCATAATCTTATTGTTGGGTTTATACTCAGTTAAGAGCCACCATGCCGGGTGGCTTTTTTTATTAATATTCCTGACTTTTAAAGACCGTTTTAAGAAGCTGCTTTTTGTACCATTCGACAGATCGGCCGGTATCTCTTTTAATTGGTGCTGCTTCATTCGGTTCCCCTTTGATCAACCTGCATAGCGCATCTTTTTCCTCCTGGGTCAATTGCTCCAGGGAAGGTTTCAAGAATTGATATGTGGCTTCAGCGGTCATTGACTACTCGTTCAGAATTGATTTAAGATCTGTGATAGCTTTACCCGCATCCTCAATGAGATTATTACAGTTAATGATCGCAATACGCATCAATTCGATGATTGCTCTTGAATTGCTTTCAGTTAGGTTGTTATTCCTAAAAGCCACGTCACGGACCGTTGAAGATCCCACTCCAGTCATTCTGGATACATTTGCCCGATCATCCTTACCTGTATAGGTTCTTAGATAATTTGACAGCTTTTCGCTGATCGGGTTCCCGAATTGCTCATTCTTCAACATGCTTTCTTCAGGACTCATTGTTGCTTCTTTCACTACCATTGATATTGATTTTTCTTTCCGGATCTACCGGCTCGTGTTGTTCTACTTATTGACCTGGGCGGCTTCCTTAGATCAAGGTCTGCAGCAGTTACTATGATGTGGCCTTGCATTACTAAAAAGACTACCACGGTAAAAAACTGCTTTGGGTTATCAAGTGCGAGGATGAACTTTCTTGCCACATCTACTGCAGATCTTGCAGACCATTTTTTGCGGATGTTGTACGTATGAGTGTGCACAGTTTTAGGACTGATGAACAGTTCAGAGGCAATCTCTTTTTCACTTAATCCTCTGGCGACTAACTCGGCAACTCGGTATTCTGCTTTTGATAATTCCATACGACCTTTGTATTAATCTTTGCCTCTGGTTTCGCTATTTCAACCTTTTGGCGTTTATTTGTTGTAATACAGTTACAAATATACGCAAGGTTATTCGTAATGTGCAAGTATATGCGTAAAATATTTCAATAAAATATGCAATTTATATGCAAGGATCTGAAATAAAAGAACTTAGAAAGCGACTGAGACTTAGCCAGACTGAGTTCGGAAAGCTGATTGGGGCTAGCTTAAGGTCTGTTCAGAATTATGAAAAGGGAAATACGCAACCTTCTGCGGATGTTTTATTGAAGTTGTTAGAGGTGAATGAGAAGCATCTTGCGCAACTGAAGGATGATCTTGCATATCTCAAAGACAAAGTAGATCCCAACGAAATAAAAGTCAATCAGCCCCTGGAGAATTTCCAGACCAAGGCAGGATCTACATACGAAGAATTACCGAACGGAAAATATAAGGTGAAAGTGCCATTCGTGCCGGTAAAGGCCCAGGCAAGATATCTACATGAATTTACTGATGCAGAATTCATGTCTGATCTGGAAGAGATGACCTTCTTTGTGGACCGCGTTGGAAATGGAAAGTACCTGGCATTCGAGATCCAGAACGACAGCATGGATGATGGCACCATTAATTCAATACCTGATGGAGCTGTAGTACTGGCCAGAGAATTAGGAAAGCAACATTGGACCAATAAATTTCACACTCATTCCTTCCCTTACTGGATCATCGTGCACAAGACCACCATCCTTTGTAAAGAGATCCTGAACCATGACATCGAGCGTGGAGTGATCACCTGCCACAGTTTAAATGAAAGTCCGGAGTATTCCGACTTTGAACTGAAGCTGGATGATGTTCACCAGCTTTTTAATATTGTAAAAAAGACTTTTTAATGAAAAAACTTCTACTCTTATTATTCGTGTTCAGTTTATGGAGTTGTCAGGAAAAAACCGAACAGCCGGAAGTGACACGGGAAACAGTTCTCTTGGATCTTGCTAAGGCTGAAACTTTAGATCGATTAAAATCTCCATCAACAGCTACCTTTATAGACAGCCTTTCCACTATTACAAAACTAAAAGGGGAAGGAGATGATCAATACCGTGTTAATGTTTCCGTAGATGCTGAGAATTCTTTCGGTGCAATGGGTAGAGAAAGATATATGTTGATTTACCAGGACAAAACTGGAGACAGCTTAAGTAAAGAAAATTACGAGTTACTGAATTTTTACGACTAA